GTTGTTGTTGCTCCACGTATTCTGTTGGCAGAACAACTGTGCTCTGAATTTCTTGAGTTGATTGATACAACTCACACGCATGTGATGCACGTTCATAGTGGTGAAACAGACCACTATTCTACAACCAATGCAGACAACATTCACGTATTCACTAACACTGCTCGCGCAGAAGGTGAGAATGTTATCATCTTCACTACATATCATTCTCTCCATCGTGTTATGGAGGCAGATATTGAGGTGGACAACATCTATTTTGATGAAGCACACAATAGCGTTCAGCGTAACTTCTTCCCTGCGACTGAGTATTTCGCAGAGAACACATATCGTTGCTATTTCTTTACAGCAACACCCAAACATTCTCTTGCTGCATCCAAACCAGGCATGAATTGGAGTGTCTATGGTCAGGTTCTGTGCAATGTGCCTGCACCTGAGTTGGTTGAACAGGGTTACATTCTCCCTCCTAAAGTTGTAGTCAAGCAATTGCCTATGATTAAAGGACGTAAGGTGATGTTTGCTGATGATTGTGACAACTTGCTTGAGACTATCGATGATAACGACATCGACAAGACTTTGATCTGTGCTCGCACAACAAAGCAAATCATCAACCTTTTGACTCACTCAGATTTCTGCCTACAACTTGCCGAGCGGGGCTATTCCTGGATGACGATTACATCCAAGACAGGCGCAATCATTGATGGTAAGAAAGTCAATCGTGACGTATTCTTTGACACTCTGAATACTTGGGGCAAAGATAAGACCAAGAAATTTGTTGTTCTTCATCATAGCATTCTGTCTGAAGGTATCAACGTCAGTGGACTTGAGGCAGTCATTTTTATGAGGAACATGAGCTACATTGGTATCAGTCAGTCTATCGGTCGTGTGATACGTTTGGGTGGAAGTGAGAAGACGTTTGGTTTAGTCTGCATCCCAACTTATGATCGAGTCGGGGTCAGCACTGCCAAGAAAGTTCAGGCAGTTGTTGATGTTGTGTTCAACCAAGGTCAACCCGCTATCAGTGAGATTCGTCGATGAGTAAGTTTCTAGGATTGGCAACTGTAATCAAATCTGTTCAGTCAGAATATAAACAACTGGTCGCTCAAGGTAACACTAAAGCGACCAAACAAATTGAAACAATGTGTGGTGCTGGTATCTGGTATTTACCAACAGTGCAGAAAGATAAATTATTGTGGACAGGATGGCAATCAGAAGAATCAATTAGACTTAATGAATGTAGTGAAGAACATATCAATCCTCGCAAACTTCAGGCAGCAGAATTATTAATGCTTAATTGGTCTGAGATTGATGATGCTGAACAATACATAAAAGACCTTTATTATAATAAACTTGGGAAGTTTCATAAAGTATCGAAAGCAGAGAATAAAAAACTTGTACCATATCAAAAAGCAGGAGTTTTTACAACTTGGGAAGATGCTTATGCTAAAGTTGGAATTAATTTAATATATTCAAGAGTGTGACAGTCGGCAAACCGGTTCAGATGCTTGACATTACCATGAATCGGTGATATATTAGGTTCATGGGAGAAATCCTTAATCAACATTATTCTCGGGGAGATTGTAATTGTGTCCAAAACAAAAAAGCAAGGTGCAGGAACATCAATCGAGCATTATATTCAAGATGCAGCAGAAATTCGATTGACCGCACGTTTACAAGAAGAAGCAGAAAAATTGGGAGTTGCCTCTCAAAACATATCTTCTGAAATCAATGAGAATTTTGAGAAAATATGTATTACTAATAAAATTCAGACCAAGTTCTTCCAGAGTAAGTATTCTAAAAATATTGAAGCAACCTGTAAATTAATAGTTCAGGATATTATTAAACAAAATCCTGGACTTAAATTTCACTTTGAGTGTGTAGAAACAGAATATCGAAATTTGGGTAAAAAAGGAGATATTGTCATCGTTTTTGATAATGGCAAGAAGATGAAACTCTCTATCGCTGTCAAGAACTATCAGAATGGTTTTGATACTATTCAAGTATGTTCTGGAACTTTTAATTCTACATTAAATAACTTTTTGTTTGATGACACTGATTGTTCTCCCGGAACGTATATTGCATCTAATGGAAAGAAATTTAGTGGAAGTAATAGAGAACAGCGTGATCAATTTCTGAAGGAATCGCATCCAGAACTTCTTCCTTACTATGCTCAGTTAGATTCTATTAATGATGATATTCGCAATTATTACATCAACAACGAAGAAGCAGAGTATTATGAAAATGTAGAAGACAAATGGAAGGAAGATTGTTCTGCTGTGGGTACTAAAGTTGCTCCTCTTATTGTGAATGCACTCTCACATCTTCCTAATGAAATGATACTCAAGCGGTTGCAAAAGGCAACGGGATTGGTATCTGATGAACATTTGCTTTGTCTTGGTAAGGGAAAATATCTTTTCTCCGTTACAAATTTAAAATACCAAAAATTGTGTGACAGAGTTAAAGAAGCAACTCATGTTCAGATTTTTAGTAAAGGTCAGTCAGTTTTCTATCATATTTGTGATGATGACGGTATCATCATTAGCATCAATCAACCATGTACTCTCCAAAAGAATGGAGCATGGTTTGCAACTAACGAAGCAAAGTTTGATGGTCTTCGTGAGAAGAATGATAAGGGTAAGAAGTTTATGCTCAAGTGGGGTCAAAGGAGACCACGTAAGAGTAAGGAACTTGCAACATCCACAAACATGTACCTTAAACTAAAAGACTCTGTGGTCTAATGTGTTGATTTGTTAATGAATTTTTCAAACTCACTTGAAAGATTCATATATACTTGGTATTCTTGAAACAACTTTGAAAAAACAATGAGTAAGCATTTCTTCGGCGTAATTAACGCACAAAAATTTCCAAAAGCACCCGATTGTAAAGAGGGGTATGAATGGATTGATGGTGGAGAGGTTAAGATGATCCCAATTGAAAATTGGGAGTCTGATTATGAGTGTGATGCAAACACCAAAATAGATGATCACACAAACTACGAAAGAGTAGAGAGTAATTTACAAGCAACGGGATTTGATCATTCTTTTGAACCAGGACATGCAGTTCCTATCCCTGGGACAGATAATTTTTCAGGAAAAAGTGCTAGAACTCGTCATGATATTCTTAGTAACAATGGGTACAAGTATTATCCAACCAGATTGATGACACCTGTTGAGGGATATGATGAAAGAGTATCATCATTTTCTGAGGCGATGTCTGCTGATCTACAACATAAACCACATAGAGAATTGAGTATGAAGCAAATTGCCTTACAAATGTGGGCACAAAAAGATAAAGGTATTTCCTGGTATCATGGGCAACCCTCTAATCCTGTGACCGGAGAAATTATCTATGGGGATGATGAATTTGATCATGCTTATGATGTAGAGTTTGGAATCAATCAGGTATTTTGGCATAAAGTTCCAAGGGGAACTATCAGAAATTTAGTAAACAAAGGATTTTCCACTGCCGTGAAAATCAATGATAAAGATGAGAGAGTAATTAAGCAAGAAGTCAAAGATCATGAACTTGGAAATGGTAATGACGGATATAAAGTCAGTTTGATTTGTATGGATGACGCTGGCGCAAATGCTCCTGCTAAATTGTGGAATTTGTTTATGAATCCAAATAATAAGATTCGTCACATTCTTTTCACTAAAAAAGCACAAACGGCAGAAGAAGTGAAAACAATGAGAGAGACCTGGAGAAAAACTTTGATTAATTATGCAAAGATTGCTATTCAGTTTTCTCTGCAAAATAAATATATTTCTCCCGAAACAAGGGAAGAATTTATTAATGAGCGACTTCATATAATGTTTGCAAATTTTGAACTTTATGGGTATAATCATCTTGAGGATGAGAAAAATTATGCGAAGATCGATATGTTTCGTGAGTATGTTTGATCTAATCTAACAGATAAAGTATAACGACATTATTCTCATTGGAGATTGGTTTGTTTAATTAAATAAACCACCCCTAAGAGAATATGCAGTTTGATATAGTCGCAACAAATCCACCGTTTCAGGATACAACTAAGAGGGGAAAGACTCAGCATAAGCTATGGATTGATTTCACACTCAAAACATTCAGTCACTGGTTAAAACCTGATGGTATTTTACTTCAGGTTTCTCCCAGTAGTTTCTTATCACCATCAAGTAAGATTCTACAACTGTTTAAGTCTAAGGCAGTGAAGTTTCTCAACTTAGATACAAAAACTTATTTTCCTGAAGTGGGGAGCACGTTCGCAGACTATATGGTCTCCAACCGTCCCGATGCAGAAAAAACTAAAGTTGTTACTCAGGATAACGTATTTGACTGCAAAATAGATGGCTCTGTGTTCTATTTGCCCATTGATTTATCAAAAAGTGCATTATCTGTCCATAATAAGGTAATGTTTGAGGCAAAAGAGCACTTAAATGTAAAATATGATTATGTCACCTGTCATAACGTAAATTTGCTGCGGGGGACGGGCATCATCAATAAATGGGATAACTGTTGTGACATTAAAACTAAACAAGAGTTTACTAATAGTCATCCAATTCTACACACAAACAAGCAAATTTGGTATTCACGAATCAGACAGGATTGGGCATCACAAAAGAAAGTAATGTGGTCACGCAGTGGATATACCAAACCATTCTATGATGATGGTATTCTGGGTGGTACTGACATGGCATATTATGTGGTGGTGAGTGATAGTGAGTCGGGAGAGAACTTAGCACATAACTTAAATAGTTTGTTGATGAGATATATTTTTAAGACTGCAAAGTGGTCTGGGTTTGGTAACGAGAAAGTCTTTTGTCGCTTGCCAAACTTACCAACAGATTGTAGAATGAGTGATGATGATGTATTTGATTTCTTTAACATCACAGAACAAGAGAGAGTGTATGTCAGACAAATTGTGGAGTGAAGTAAAGAATAGGATGGATGATCACTCTTACATGGGTGAGATCAATCGTGATGAATATAGAGTCAAAGTAACAGCTGAGGTCTTCACTCCTACTGACTTGGTGATAAGAATGTTTCGTGAATGTGGTGTAGATAAGTTTACACCAGGCAAAACAGTTTTTGATCCTGCTTGTGGTGATGGTCAGTTCTTGGTTGCAGTTAAGTGGGTCAAAGTGTTGTTTCATGATATGACTGAGAGTGATGCATTGAATGACATTTATGGCATAGATCTTATGAGAGATAATGTTGATCTATGTAAGAAAAGATTGGGTGGAGGTACAATTCTCATGGGAGATTCACTGAATCCAGGTGAAAGAATTAAAGAACAAACCGACGCAGAACACAATAGATTGTTACAATTATTTACAACCACTGTCTTTGTGTGACAGTTGGTCAAACCGTCCACAATCGCTTGCAATCCGCTTGAAAATGCTCTATCTTAGGGACATGAAAAACACACACCTTGAGCACCCAGAAGACTCCATTCTGACGGGTGATCTTTCTGTTCTTGATTGGTTCCTTTC